TTAGCCTGCTTGTGAGGCGGATTCTGACGTCGTTTCGGTAACTGATTGCGCATTGCTATCCAAATTAGCCGCTAGCGATGACGCTAAAGTGGCTGCTGAACTAGCCGTGACCGTGTCACCAACTGCCGCCGCGCTAGCCGCTTGACTATAAGCCGCCACTACCGCCTGTGACGCTTGGGCTTCGGCTTGACTAGCCGCTGCTGAGCTAGCCACTTCAATCTTAGCTTGAGCTTCTGACAAGGCTTCTACGACCACTTGTTCCGCAGAAGCTAGCGTGTTCGCCTTGGTTTTGATTGTGTTACCCGTATCCTCCAAAATGGAATTATCTGTAATCACGCCCCAAAATGCTAATAGTGATCCGACGCCGGTAATGATCAATAAAACCGTATTGGTATCAATACTATCGTTAAAAAATACCGTGGCGACGGCCAGTCCAATCACTAATACTGAACCAATGATTTGGGCCCAGTAAGAAGCTTTAGTGTAGTTAGCCTTAAAAGTTGCCGCAATGGTCTGAAAGAATCTGGTTACTGCTTTTTTTATTTTTGTCATCATTGTCTCTCCTAAATAAATTTTTCTGCAATGTAAATTAATAAGGTTATTAAGCCACCGCCCACCAATACACTAATCAGCCAATTTTGAATCGCTGTTAGTCGATCAATTCGACGACTGTTTTCATTACTAGAAGCTAACGCTTGGTTGACCTTTTCATCAATGCTTCCCATATCGTCAAATTTCTGGTTTAGACGACCTAGATTTTCTTTAATCTCCATTAATAAACGGGTTTCATCACTAATATCGCCCTGCGCCATTTACTTCACTACCTTAATATTGGCCTTGTTTGCGGTAAAGTACGTGCCGTGGCCAGTGTGTACAAATTTCCGATAACCACCAACAAGCTTATAACCACTCACCTTGAGTACAGTGCCCTTCTTAATGTGATTTTGTACTTTACCGTTCTTGTAAGTCCAGATACCATTGCTTTTAACTACTTTTACCTTTGTGATTTTAGGGTTAGAGTAATAGCTTGCTTTAATATCTTGAGCACGCACTTGGCCAATAGCCGTAGTACCGTTGTACAACGTCAATACTTGATTAGATTTGCCCGTGTATACGGTCTTGATCGAATGCACACGCAGATTAACCTTAGTAAGTGAGCTGTCAATAGTCTTGCTAGTGCCATAGAACTTAGTACCGGCCTTAACACGCACAACCTCCTGAAGAACATGGCCACCATAAGGATAATTTGCCTTGTTGATAGTGGTGCCAAACCAGTTATTGCTACCAGTGAACTTTGAAGCGTCTGTTGAAGCCTTCAAAGAAGTGCTGTAACGGCTGTCAGAGTATTGCCATAACTGATAGCTAAAACTGGTTGAAGGTGCGCTTGTCTGATATGCAGCTAACCACATACCGTCATAACCAGACTTTGAATTAATGTTCGTAGTGTAGAAACTTTGATATGAATAGAGATAAACTTTCTTACTAGTTAACGACTGCAATTCTGTGGCGAATGCCTTGGTTGCAGCACTGTATGTACCTGAAGTAGTTGTCACTTCTTCAGCGTCATTCACGTAAAACTTTGGTGCATATGCTTTGGAGCGTTTGTAAAAGTCCTTTGCTTCTTGTTTAGCGTCACTAGCGTTAACGTATTGACTGAAGGCATATACGCCATAAGGCACTCCAGCAGCCTTTAAGATTTTTACATTATGTACAAAATATTTATCTTGGTAGTTTGAACCATATTGCACACGCAGGATGACCCCCTTCACTTCACCCTTTAAAAGTTTGGCTTGGCTGGCTGTAATCCGTCCTTGCCATTCAGAAAGATCAAGTACGGGTTGTGTTGCAGCATTCGCAGTCGTTTTTGCACCGGACAAAAAGAAAAGAGTGGCCGCAGTCAGCACCCCACCCTTAATTAACTTTTTAATATTCAATCATTTTGCCTCCTTTCCTTTTAAAGCTTTTAGCTCATGTCGCAAGTTGTCATTTTGAACCTGCAACATAGCAATTTCCTGTTCGCTAATCGCAATTTTTTGTGCGAAATTTTCACGCATTTTATCCACTAATGCTTGCCCATCAACTTTCATTATTCAGTCGCCTCACTTTCTGCTTCAGTGGTACTTTCAGTTGTTGTATCTTCAACTACTGCTTCAGTAGTACTTTCAGTCGTATCATCAGCCGCCGCTTCAGTAGTAGTTGTTGTCGTTTCTTCAACAGTAGTAGTCGTTGTGTCCTCAGGTAGCATTGCGTTGAGTGCGGCAATTAAGATGTTCAAAACCAGTTTCTTGATAGTTTCAACGCCACTTGCAATTGCTGTATTAAAGTCGTCCATTGAGATTGTGCTTTCTGAGCTAATTGCAAGGTTTTTAATAGTGAAAGAAATGGTCATGATATTGTTGTTGTAGTCCGGTTTGTAATTCGTGATTAATAAACTATCCATTGATTTTTGCCTCCATAGCTAAAACGTTAGTGTTTAATGCGTCAATTTGCCTTGCCTGTTCCTGCGATAAAGCTAATACAGCGTTTAAAAGCACACCGTTATCAATACCAACTATGTTGCCATCTTCATCACGGGCATAGAACGCTTCAGGCAAAGTCCATTCTTTTGTTGCGTTTACGTCATCAATAATACCTGATAAGCGCAGTGGGTCTGTATAATCATCTGTATCATAGTTATACGTGGCCAAATCAATACTCATGGCAAGGTTTGACCAGTAATTAATGTCAGCAGCCTCTACATTGGTCTTTTCAGACAGTAGCGACTTTGAAGATGATCCTGAATAATGAATGTTCTTGTGGTAGGTGTCTACACGTGCTGAACTGTCGTCAGTGAAATAGATACCGCCGCCGTCTTTAGACCTGATCTGATGTGCAAGACCTAGCCCCATATTGCTGACCCACAGCTCACGGCTGAAAGTGATAGGGTTACTTCCTGCTGAATCAATACCAAAATTAGCAGTCTGACTGTCATTGCTATAACCAACATACCAAGTGCCTTGATCACCATTACTCTTAATGTTGCCGTATGTAGTAAAAGTAATACCCTTGTTAGTGTCAGTGATCAGGCCGTTAAAAGTGATAGTCTGCGTATTGCCATACAAATTAATACCATACACAGAGCTAAGACTGACACTCCCAGTAGCAGTAACGCCGCTTGAAAATGTGTTATCTGAAGCTGCTGTATAACCGTCAGTAAGTGTCAATTGGCCATTGCTCAGTGAAGTTTGATTTGCATAATATGTGCCGTCACTTGAAGCAGTAAAGTATCTTACGCTTGTTGTGAGTGACGCTTGATCAATTGCGGCTTGCAAGCCCACACTGCTATCAAACATAGTAGATGTGTACACGCCGCTAGCATTAATAGTGAGCGGGTAATAGCCGCCGGTGTTATAACTGCTAGTGCTCTTAGTCCCGCTGTTGATCACTCCGCTGTTAATCGTGCCACCATTGATGACCGTACCCGTGATTGTAGTACCGCTGATCGTGCCACCGGTGATTGTATTACCAGAAACTGTAGCCCCACTGATTGTGCCACCGGTGATTGTATTACCTTTAATCGTGCCGCTTGTCACTGTCCCTAGATCAGCAGATAAGGCTGATAAACTACCGACATTCAAGCGTGCTACATCTAGTGTCCCTGTGGTGATATTGGTGGCATTGATGTTTGTACCAGTGATAGTGCTGAAGTCAATCGTGCCCGCAGTCAATTTGCTTGCAGACACACTGCCAATTTTTGCATTAGTAATAGCTGCGTCTGCTAACTCTGCCGTTCCAATTACAGCTTCATCAATAGCTGTCTTAGTTGTGATGTGAATTAATGAACCGTCTGAAACTCCTGTGCTAAGCGTGGTGTAATCTGCACTTGCTTGGCTTGCGGCTGCTGAAGCAACTGAAGCCGTGCTAGAAGCGTTACTACCAACCACACCGGCACTGGTTGCAGCCGCTGAAGCGGTGCTTGCCGCCGTGCTTGCTGTTGCCGCACTAGCTGCGGCTTCACTAATTGAGGTACTGAAGCTATCATTAATCAGCGTCTGAACATTTGAATAGGCGGTGTTATATGTACTTTGCAACGTAGTCAAGTTATCGCGGTCAACCGTGCTTGCAGTCGTCAAATCTGCTAATAGACTTGATTCATATGTATTCATTGCGTTGTAAGCTGTGGTTAATGCCGTTGTACTAATACTACTGCTTTTAGCTGTGGTGACAATTGCCGTATATTGAATTGTAGCCACAGTCAAAGAGTACTCAAGCTGCTGCTTTTCGATAACTGACATTATGCTGCTAGTATTTAAATTGGTGACGCCTGTGCTTGCCGTGTCTGCAGTTGCTTGTGCAGTTTCAGCAGTTGTTGAAGCGTCTGTGATTGACACAGACACCGTGCCAAGAGTTGCCATTTATTTCACCTCCTTTCATTTATTCTGTCTCATCTTCAGAATCATCATCATCACTAAATGAAACACTGCTATCGGTTCTAAAAGTCAGCGGATATTGCTGCAAATATTCCACTTTATCAGTTGATGTAGTGCTATTTTCGACGTTGAAACCAGCATATAAATTAGTACCGTCATAATACGTAGTTTCTGGTTCATAAACGTCATTACTGGCCGCAATGTCTGCCAGCTCCCACTCATAGCTAAACACTAACGAATTAGTTACAAGATTGGCGCAATAAAGCATTCTCTTATCCGACATGTCAACCTTTCCTGAATTCCAAAGAACATAGTCACCATATACGGTGAAAGATTGAAACGTCTGATCAGTAAGTGAGTAGCCAAAGTCGGTAACCAGGATAGAGTATTTGAGGTCAGTGCTGCCATTCATTAATTCATCTGCGTCAATCACTGAAAGTTGACCAAGATATGTGAGGCGAATACCAACCATGTTATTTGTTGCGTCATAATTGCAAGTAATGTGACGCTCGCTCTTGTAATAAGTAGTTAGCTTGTCCACGGCTACAATAGTGTTCACCTGATATTTAACACGGCTGATATAGTAGTTGGAGTCATCATATACTTGCGTCCAGATGTACGGTAGGTCATCAACTACTTGAATGCCAAAGTTGGCACCGTGACGGCTACCGTCAAGAACCATTGATGATTGATAAGTGCCATTGCTATCCAATAGTAAAAATTCAACTGCGTAATCATGAGTAACTGACAAAGATACTGTTGTACTCGGGCTATCTTTATACGCCCTTGACGCAATGTAATAGCCTTCATATGTTCCTGAAGTAATTGGCTGCACATACTGAAACGCCTTGGCACTCCCTGTATAAGAGTCATCTGAGCCGTCACTCAAGCTGTACTTGAACAAGTTTGAGCCGTTATCTTCATTCATTTCTAGCACGTTGGTATCACTGATGTAGTCAGTATCAATACTGAGCGTTAATGAACCGCTGCTTAGCTCATCTTTTGACAGTTCAAGCAAGTAGCCGTCATTGCGGTGATTTGTATAAAAGTCGGTATCGGCACTGCCGGAGCTGTTGTACACATTCCACACGAAAGCTGGTGCTTCACAGTAACTGGTGACATCAGTGCCGTAAATTTCTACGTGGCCAATAAAGCGCTTAGTTGATTCTGAAGAAGACCAGTCAGCCCCGTCTGGTTGTAGAATTATGGCCACAAGCGCCGTGTTATCGCTCAACGCTTCTTGAATCAAATCAGAAATACTAGTATTCAACTTGCTCTCTAATGAACTGATCAAGCTAGGTGTAACTAGCGCTAGAGTTGTAAACTCACCCAGAACAACTGAGTTGCTTGCAGGAGTCGCTTCAGACTCAACTTGTTGAATTACCCGTGAGGCAAGAGCTAGTTGCGGGTCATCTTCAAGGTCAACCACACGCACGCTATCACCGATTGCAGCGGAAAAGTCAGGTGAAATAGTTACAGTATAATTTGACCGTGGGTGATTGTAATACGCCAGCACTTTCTTCCCCCACGTTAGCAACCCAGCCGCCGTGCTAATATTCTCGTTTGATGACACGCCTTCAAGATAATTGGCGTTACCGGCGTTATATTCATCATTTGCTGTGGTGTCAAAAATCCATTCGCTACCACTATTTGCGTCTGCAATTGTGGTTGTTCCGTCTGAACCGCCAAGCGGCTTGAGTGCAGTGATTAAACTTGTATCAATAGTTTCACGCTGAATATTCTCAGCATTGAAGCGGTATTCTACCCGTTTGCCTGTGTTCTGATCGCCTAACTCACTAACAATATCAATATATTTATTGATTACTTTGCCCTGACTAACTTCAACATATGAACGAATTTCTAAATCAAAGTCTTGCAAGGCGGTCTGTAGTAGTGAGTTCGCTGTAGACGTGCCGTCAATTGTATAACTAGCACGCACACTGTCATCTTCACTCTCACCGGTAAATTCATTTGTATTGATGACGAAGTCTGAGTCACTTAGCAGATACTCCATAACGTCCTGAGAAGTTGGATTCACCATTGTCTTTGAATCAGGGACAAGGTGCTTCAAATTCCAGAGCAATAAGTCATACGCCGTGATACTTTTAAGGCCGGTCGACCGGTCAACCTCCACTTCAGAAACGCGGTAACAGTGAAGAAAACCGTCAGCGTTCTGGTGAACTAGATGTACACCTGTTTCCATAATTGGATAAAGTGAAGACGGCCGTGGCACGTCCATAGTTACATAGCTATTCCACTGTTTAGAGTTACCGTTCAGAATCTCACTAACTGACGTATCATCATCACTGGTGGAATCTTCAGACGCGATTTCTGTGTGAATTTCATCATTCACGAACCAATCACTCTGACTATGGCCACCCACCGGCGTTGCGGTTGAGATGATCTTGTCTAAGGCATTATTAAAAATGTAGTACATCTCAAATCTCCTTACTTGTACGTTGGTCTATATGTCATAGCCCAGTCTGCTGTAGCAATCGTTGGTGAAATAGCAATCTCAGTCTCTTCACCGCCTTGTAGACTTGGCCAAGAGCTACCAATAGATAGCTTGTCCATATATTCAGCGTCATCTTTATAGATTTTGTGCTCTTGAAAATCAAATTTAAGTGTGTTGTCACTGTCGGCGATAGGTGTCACATCTTCAGTGTCAACTGCCTGATAAACCTTCAAATCATACCCAGACATTACATCATTTTTGTAATAAACGGTGTTGCCTTTAGAAGTGCTGTCGTATGTGTCCAAGCCGTTAATATTCATCTTGGCAGTGTGCATAGCAATTTTTGCTAAAGGAAAAGCATAGCTTGATGAAAGTGTCTTGCTGCCGCTTGTTGAAAAACCGTTCTTTTTAGTCTTATGTGTAGTACTGTCAAGCTGTTCAATCTTGTAAGTGTACTTGTTTCCCACTTTTCTAATTCTGAACAAGCCATAAAAATCACTGAATGATGATGTACTAGTGTTGGCCGGTGTCGTTACAGTTTGAGCTTCAGCAACACTCTCGCTACTGGTGGTGGTGTAATACCAGTTTGCAGCAGACAGTGCCTTCAGCTTTTTGAGTTGCTTCTTTTGAGCCGTGGTCAGCTTCTTCTTATTCTCAAGCTTTTTCAACGTAGCCTTGTATGACTTGATTTTAGAAGCGCTGTAGCGTACTTTGCTCTTCACGGTTTTCTTTGTGGTTGAGCTGTCATAGTATTTGATAGTCTTGGTGCTGGTCTTGCCTTTAGTGGTTTTGCCATAGCCTTCATAGAGATGAGTATGAGCAGAATGAGTACCAATTTGAAGCTGAGCCATGACTTTGCCGCTATCACTGTTATCTTTCAGCATGATCTTGCCACGCCGCTCACCGTTTTCATCAAGCAAGTAAAATTCAATTTTGCCTTTTGCGTAGGACTGTTTGACGTGCATTGACATGCGCACATCAACTTGCCAATCAGTAGGTGCAGTTGACAGTGTTCGCATGATAACCGGCCCGTAGAACTCTGTATATGAGTGGTTCTTTGCAGTTCCAAAATTAGCAACTTTCTTGTTAGTATACGAACCGCTAGAATTGTAAACTTTGGCCGTATGCGTTGCCACACGAAAACCACTAGTTGATAGAGTCGCCATTTTTCCGTCAACTGAACTATTTTCAAGTTCAAATGACGTACTAGTTAAGGTGCTCCACTTGTTTCTGGTGTCCATAGGATCATGAAGAATCAGCGTGTCTCCGGTTGCGGCTTCAGTGCCGTTTTCAGCGTCAACGTCTTCACCAACGTAGCTGTAAGACTGCTTGCTATTATATGCGTCATCATAAACAATTCCCGCACGGTTAATGCTTTCAGTTGGCACAACAGTGAATACAGGCTCTGTGGTCGCATTTCCGTCTGGTGTAACGCTGAATGTTGTACTGTCAGTCAAAATAAACTGAGTATTGTAAGCAGTATCTGCGTCATCAAATAGAGTTGTGATCGTGGCGTCTGAGTTCGTGACATAGAACTTGAAGCTGTCAATGGTAATAGTGTCAGTGTTTCCTTGAGATAGATACAGGTACAGGCTTTCAGTAGTACTGTTCAAAGTTGGCCAAGAAAAATCAGTATCAACCGCGCCTTCATAATTTCCATATTCATCAGTGTCATCAGCGTCAGGCGTAACCGTTGCAACAGTATTAGTGGCAACAAGTGCCCCGCTACTATCATACTCAGCTAGTTGAACATTAAACGTATTTGACACGCTGTCTGCGTCGCTATTCCATGCGCAATTAAAATGTGTGGCCGTAGGTTGAGCCTGGATCATCAACTGAAGGCCACTCAGGGTGACACGTTCAGCAAATAGGTTAATGTACAAAGAACAATCAGAAACGCTGGCAATTGACAGCGTGCTTGAGAGCGTTGCTGTCCCTGTTGCTGTTCCTGAATATGTGCTTGTACCGTCAGGGCTATCAATTGCAATTGTTGCCGTAACGTCTTGTGTAGTGCCGTCTGAGTACGTCACCGTAAATGTGGCATAAACTTCACTGGTTGAGCCTACTGAAGTTGTAGCAGTTGCGTCACCTGTAGCGTCACTAGATGTAACTGCTGTAGTAGACGGTGCGTCTATGATGTAGTCAAACTGAAGCTGCACGTCACTGCCCTGAGCGTCTGTGATGAAGTCATCAGCAACACTAGCACTTTCTACCGCAACGCCTTCAGCATAGTCATCACTGCCGTAGTCACGCTGAGTATCAGTGTCATCACCAACTTCATTAACGGTATCTTCAAGATAGTTACTGGAAGCAACCGTTTTAATATCCAAAGCGTCATCACTTAGCTGTAAAAGCTTACCTGAAGTGTAATAACGTGGATAAACCCAGTGCTGTGCACCAAAGCCATGTGGATCACTACACTTAAAAGTAATTGTGAAAGTTGCCATATAGTAACTTGCTTCATCAGTCCATGACGGTGTAGATACATCAGTAACGTGGCCAAAATAAACAATAATGCCATCATTGTTGTCACCTGACCAAGTAATAGGCTGCTCTTCTTCATCAGCTTTATCACTCCAAAGACCTTCACTAATATCACGCATAATCTGATATACGTCATCAGATTTATCTGCAATAACAGTGCACTCAGCCGTGAGTTGAAGCCCACCATACGAATTAGACATGTAACCCAGTCCCACACGGCCGGGAATTGTCTGCGTATTTTCAGTGATGTCAGGCGTTAAGTTTCTGGTGAATTTATTTACCAAGAAACCCATATCATAATTGGTCAAAGTACCAATACTCAAAATGTTATTAGACTGAAAATCACTGCTTGTTAATTCCAAAGATCACCCCTCCTAGTCAGTTGCAAAGTTCTTAATTCTAGTCTGTTTTTTAGATACAGACTTATTGATCTTGTAAATGTCGTTTTTAGTTAGCGCCGTGTCATACTGCGCCGTGTAGAGATTATCAAGACCGTCTACCACCTTTTGAAGCAAGGTGACAGTAGTTGTGTCACTGCTTGAAGTAGACGTACTGCCAGTTGCAGCATTCAATTTATTCTTATCTCGTGAAGCAAACATTGTGGCCACTTGGCCAAGTAGTTCATACCCACGGCTTCCCTTTTGAGAACTCATAGGGATAATTGCTTCTAGCTGGTTACCTTCAGAGATATGAGCAAGCTTCTCAATATTGCTGAAGCCCCCGTTAGCATAGCGTTTATGGCCAGTTGGCCCCCACCCACCAGATACGCTAATATCAGACAGCCAGCTTGAATCATTGAATAATGCGGCAATCTGAGAAGCACCATGTCTGATGTTGTTCGGGTATTTATGCCCCGCTTTTGTAGGCAACCATGATTTGAAAGTGGGTTGAATATATTGAAGCAAACCAATTGAAGGAGTTCCTGATTTGGCGTTAGAATCCCAGTCGTTCTCGACCGTGGCACTACCGTTTGACTCTTGTTTAATTCGACTCAACACGGCTGACATACCGCTAGAAGTTAGATCAACATTCATATTTGCAGCAACTTTTTTGATAACCGGTTTCCAACGTGTTACCCCCGAGCCGGTGGGGTTATTAGCGTCGCCGCTGCTACCACCATTAATTGCTGACGCAAGTTTCTTGAAGGTCTTTTCAACATTCTTGATGACTGACTTACCAACATTGTTGTATGCCTTATTCCAAGTGCTTGACTTCACCCAGCCTTTATTAGGAACTTTAATGCTAGTCATGCAGCTCAGCATTTTCTCAACTGTTTTGATAGGGTGACTGATTGCAGATTTTACTGTCTCGCTTAGGCTCTTGTATATCTTACTTGCATTTTTAGTGAGTGACTTTACAAAGCTAGATAACGTGTCAGTACCGCTTGCAAAGCCTGGCAATACCTTGCCTTCACCATAACCACCATTTAAAACTTTGGCACTGTCTTTAGCGTTCAGAATGTGTTCATCAGAGTAGACCTGTGTTACTTCGGCCCCCTGAGTACCAAGCAAACGCATGGTACCCCGTGAAGGACTGTAAGCTAACTCTGTACCTTCTTCACCAACAAGTGCCGTGCCCGTCTTGCCTACCGTGCCATTGCCAGTACCCTTTGCATACGTCATGCCGCCTACTTTAGTCATGGTGGCATGGTACTTGGCAGTTGAACCACTTACACCAGTGAGCCATTTTATTTTGCTAAGCCATTTGATAAAGTCTGAAAAGATGTTCGATGATCCGCTTGCACCTTTGCTGGCAGCTTCAATGGTATTGTTGCCTTGCTTGACCATATGCGTTGTAACGCCTTTAGATTGTTTCTTGGCCGTCTTAACAACTGACTTTTCTTGAGCAGAAATTTGAGACTCAGTTTCTTTTTTGGTCTGTTTTGCAGCAGACACAGAATTTTTGTACTGAGTATTTGCTTCATCAGTCAGCTTTTTGCGCATTTTAACAGCATAATCGCTATTACCCGTGTAGGTCTTCTTAGCAAACGCAATAATGTCATCACGCTTATTGGCAGCGGTCTTCTTTTCGGACTTGTAGTCATCTTCAGCTTGTTTAATACTCTTCTTGGCTGTTCGGTATGATTCATTGATTAGTTTATCTGCCATTTGCTCTGAAATCTTACCTTTAGAAGACTTCAACTTAGACATAATAGCTTTTTGCTTCTTACTACTGCTAGTGAGCGTTTTTGAAATGGTCTTTGCTAAGTCAGATTCTTTATCAGCGTACTTTTTAGCGTAATCAGAAATGATGTTCTGCCGCTTTTTCGCATACTTTTCACTAGTCTTATTAACAGCTTTTCCTTCTTGTACAGAAAGCTGTTCACGCTTAGCCTTGTACGACTTTTGAATCTTGTTAATGCCCTTTTGACCGCTGTACTCAATGCCGTCAAGAGTAACTGTCTGACCACGTTTGATTTTTGCAATGTTGCTCTTTTCTTCAGTGGCCATTGAGCTACGTTTTCCGCTATATTTGCTTTCAACCTTGTTGATTGCTTTGTTGCGGTTAGATGTTTCAGTCTCAAGCTGTTTAGTTTCTTGCTTGGTAATTTTCTTAATACTTGAAGCGGCACTCTTGGCGCTCTTAGTGGTCTTGCTATAGTGCGACTTGACTAACTTTTCAGTTTTGGCTAGATCACTTTTACTAATAAGACCGTTCTTGTACATTTTCTTAGCTTGAGCAAGTTGGCTCTTAGCCTGTTTTGCACTACTATTTTTAATTTGCTTGTACAAGCTGTTGACACTAGCAATAATGCTTTTTTTAGCAGAGTTGAAGCTGGTCTTGTCATAGCTGACGCTGAGCTTCAAGCGGCTCTTGTTAATTGTCTTGAAGGAAGCGTTAGCCTTCTTTACAGAGCTTTGAACCGACTTAGGCAGTGAGTTGAAAGTCTTTTGTAATTCTTTGGCCTTCTTAGCGGCTTTTGTGAGCTTAGTGATAGTCTCAGTTGTGCCGTCAGCCCTAACTACGGTCTTAATCGTATGATTCTTATTGTACTTATTTACCTTATTTATGCTCTTTTGAGAAGCTGAGATAAGCTTGCTAGTAGTCTTGCTACCGCCAAGAGCGTTACCGATTGAAGCGCCTAACAATAAGCCTGCGGTTGTACCAAGGCCAGGAACGACAGAACCTAAAGCTGCACCAATTCCACCGCCAAGAACAGTACCGACAGACTTAGCACCGGCCTTTGTTCTGGTCTTAGTTTTTGAGCTGGTTAAAGAAGTATAGATGTTCTTGCCAAGGTCTATGCCTTCAGCAGCAAGTGCCACAACGTTAACTGCCTTCAAAGCAACTGACCCCACCTTGCTAACCATACCACGAGAAGCAGTAAGCAGCTTAGACCAGCGGCTGGTTTTTGTAACTACACCTTTAGTAGCTGTTTCAGCCTTCTCTACATTTTTTGCAGTCTTGGCTGTTTCCTTTTCAGCTTTTGACCAGCTACCACTACCAGTAGAAGTAGAAGTAGTGCTGGCCGTATTTTCAACTTCGCTGGTGACGCTACTTGAAGAGCTTACCGTTTCTTTTTCCTTTAACGCCGCTGTAAGACGCTTCACAGCACCCGTTTCAGTGTTAATTGCAGCAGTTTCTTCAGTAGCAGTCACAGCTACCTTTGATTTTGAGCTCTTGAACAAGTCAAAAAGCCCTGACCATTTACTTTTTAGTGAAGTAGCAAATGTGAGCAATTTCTTGCTGGCAAAATATGTAATTAATACGCCACCAACAGCTTTCAGCGCTGTTTGATGTTTGGCAATTTTCTCTAGAATACCGTTGATGTCTTCTAATACACCACTAGAATTTTTGCCCTTCTTATGTACAACTCCAAACATTGTGCCGATAGTCTTCAGTGTGCCAGCAAAAACTGACCATGCACCTTTAGCAATCAGCCCAGTGATTGTGCCAAGATTGTTAACAATCCCAGCCAACGCAGATGAATGCTTAGCTAAATAGCCGAATAGATCAGCAATCTTATTAGCCAAACTCCCCACAGCTTTACCTAACTGCTTTAGTCCTGCCATTGTCTGCGTATTGTAAAACGTCTTTGTTAACTCTTTTGATGACTTATAAAGTGCTGGTAATAAGTTCTTACCCAGCAAAGTGATCAGCGCTTGCCCTGCCTGCTTAAATTGAGCATAGGCATTCTTAGCAGTCTTCATGTTAGCTTTGGCCAGTGACGCAACATAAGTGCCCTTCTCACCAGCAGCACCAATTTTTTTAGTTAGGTTGCCAAGTTGATTAGCGTTCTCAGAAAGGATTGAAGCAGCATTCATTCCAGTTGTGCCAAAAATAGCTTTGAAGAATGCGTTCTTCTTAACCGTGCCCCAGTTCTTGGTTTTGTTATTAATCTGAGTAAAAATGCTGCTCATTGACTTCAAGTCACCATTTGAGTTCTTGACTTGAATGCCATACTTTTTGAGTGCTGAAGCGTTGCTTGCCAGTGAAGTTAAGACTTTACGAACGCCTGTCCCTGCCTTGTCCGCTTCCAAGCCCCGATTACTAAGCACACCAAGCATTGCAGAAGTTGATGATAAGCTAACGCCGGTTGTTTTGGCAACCGAACCGACATACTCCATACCCTTACCTAAGCTTTGAAAATCTGTGGCGGTCATATCAGCCGTGTAAGCTAATTCGTTAACAACTTTCTTTGTGTTAGCCGTCATCTTGGCTGTATTGTTGGTCTTCATACCAAAAGACTCAATAACTTGAGATGATACTGAAACGACATCAGAGAATTTATCACCCGTTGCGACAGACGCTTGAAGTTCAGACTTCATAACCGCTACAGCTTCTTTTGCGGTATGGCCACGTTTGACCAAATCAAGATAAGCTTCGGCAATTGATGATTGTGACTTACCATACTTCACAGAGTATTTGGTAGCGTCTGACTGCATTTTTGCAACCTGCTTAGCAGTCGACTTGGCACTTTCACCACCCTTAACTAAAACGTTTGTAACGGTTTTATAAGTGGTCTGTAAATCAGACGCTTTCTTAGTGCCGCTAACCGTTGCAGCCCCCAGCCCAGCAGTTGCTGCTGTGACTGTCAGAATCGCATTGCGATAGCGCGAAAAAGTAGAAATTATCTTAGAAGCGGTCTTAGAAGCCGTGTCACGCACTTTAGTCATGCCAGTGGACATTTTACCGTACCGACTATTTAAGCTACGCATTTCACTTGCCTGCTTGTTATAAGCAGTGGTGAGCTTATTAATGCGGGTACGCTGTTCCTGAGCTTTATCAGAACTTGTGCCGTAACGGGCATTAAGACTGCTAAGCAAGCTTTTTTCTTTGGTCAGTTGTTCATCAAGCAAAGTATGCTCTTTTTTCAGACCGCTAAGCTTGGCTTTTTGAGCACTATAGACATTGCCTTCAGATTTGAGCTTGTCTACATAGCTAGATGTTTCTTCTCTGGTTCTCTTGATAGCGGCTTTTACTTGAGTAATGCCCGTCTTGTAAAGTTCAGCCTTCTCATTAGCCCTTTGCTGTTGCGCAGTCAGTGACGCAATCTCTTTGCGGGTTCTTGTTACCTGAGTAGTAGCTTGATTTAAATACTTGCGTGTATTTTCATACTTAGAATTGGCCTTTGAAACAACGTTCACTTGTGATTTATAACTTGATTCTAGGCTCTCTACATTACTCTTTAGCTTCTTGTAGGCGCTCGAATTAGTCCCCAGACTTTCCTTGACCTGCTCAAGCCGTTCTTTTTCGGACTTTAGCTTTGTGCCTACGCTGCTAAGTGCTTCAGATTCTTTCTTCAGTGTGTCTTCCTGCCGGTTAAAAGAACTAGTGAGTTCCTTGACCTGCTCTCTTGATTGCTGAAGAATTTCTTTCTCCACTTTTAATTGCTGAGCAAGCTTCTTAGCTTTCTCACTGTATGCTTCAGTAGTGTTACCTGCTGACCGCATTTCTTTGAAGCTTGCGTTCGTGTCGCTTTTTAAGAAACGCAACTGTTCCCGCATTTGCTTAATTGCAGTCTTGAAGCTGCTCTGTTCAATATCAAATCTGAACCGATAGCCTGAAATTGTTTCCATTATTTTCCCCCTTCCTACGCTTTGATAGAACCACCAATTGACAAGCCTGCACTGCGTAGTGCAGCAAGTGGGTCTTGTGCCCGCTCTTCACGTGGCTTCGCCAACATAACACGATTAATTTTGAAGAAATCTTCACTCTCATAAACGCTGATAGGAATACCCATTTGAATCATGGCCTGTTGATAGTTATAATCCATGTCTTCAAGTGCATTTTTTGTCTCACGCAGCCTTTTGCGGGCGGCTATTTTTTTGCCTTTTCCTCCGTTGGAGACATAGGCTGTGCACCAAAGATAGCGGCTGAAACATCAGCAAAAGCGTTTTGCGTTTCAACAAAGTCCGCGTCCCAGATACGATCGATTTGTTTTTCATTGAGTTTGAAAACATCAGCCAAGAAGTCAATGACTTCACCAATCATTGAAATTTGACCTGATAAGGCTACATCTTCACTGTCAGCCGCTTCACTTGCATTAGCTGTCTTGGCAACTTGCAGGGCGTTGCGGGCGATACGGTTAGTGATAGTTACATTGACAGTCTTCTTAATTCCTACGTTGTTTAAAGTTAATTTCATGGTTAATTTCTCCTTCTATTTGACCTGATTAATTGCGTGCACATACTTTGCTGAGCACCGGTGTTCATCTACAAAGCTTAAATCTGTTTTGAACGGTGTTTTTCGTACATATTGACCCTTAAAAAATAAGTGATCAGAATCACTTTTAACCACGCCGGCATTATGTAAAATCTTAGTTTCTTTATACTTCTTTACATCATCAGTGGCCATGCAAAAATCAAGCTCATGATCTACTAGTACACCAATGTTGAAATACATCAAATTCCATAACTGCGCCCACATCTCAGCAGTCCATGCTTGAATGTTGCTATCGGCCTGCTGAAGCAAGCTATATAGCGGCGTGCAGTCCTTATAAACCTTTTCCCAGTATTCAATAGTGGGTTGAACAATGAACCACTGAGCGCCGCCAGAATTGCCGTTAATGGTTTCTAGCGATGAGACTGTAACCCCGATTAGGTCAGCCATTTTATGTAGTAACTTTTCCCCGTTCTTGCGGCTACGAATGTAGTCAAGATTCAAATATCCATTGCAGTTGCTTGCCACCCAGCAATTAGGCTTTGCAGGCAATTTGCTAATGTTTGGCTTCTCACGAAAAATCACATCAGAATCCATGTAGAAATACGTCTCATATTGGCGTGAACTGTCTTCTTCCAAGAACTTCCACCAAAGATACGGCTTAACACTTGGAATGTATTGCTTGTCCCCACGTTCGTCTCTGTAGACATGCACTTCTACACCGTACTTGTCAGCAAAGAACTGTGGAATTTTATTGTTGTGTGACGTAAAGAGCAGAATAATATCTGCTGGTTTAACGTGATTGCTGTCAATCAGGTTGGTCAAACACACTTCAAGTTCCCACTTAAAACGTTGAATTGCTGGTTGACATAGAATATAGTGCATATCGCTTTCTTCCCTTCTTTAAACTAGGCTACAGTAGTAGTGCTAGTAGTCGTAGTTGAAGCGGCTACAGTCGTAGTAGTCGTTGTGTCACTGCTTGCTTGCGGGAAAATGGTATTTAACACATCTGATTCTTCATAACCGTCTGCGTCAGACCAAGCAATCACACCATAGTCACCGTCTTCATTGCCAAGTGGCGTATAAGTTAATGCGTCAGTGACGCGGTTTTCAGTATCTTGATCAGTTGCAAGTGATAAATCACCGGGCGTCATGATACCTTTATAGAAGCCAAAAATGATGTCACCACCGTCATCAGTGTTTGAATATACGGCCATTGCTAAGTTCACAGGGTCGCCTTCAAAGTTGAACTTACCGTTGCCAAGGTCTTTACGACCAAGAATCTTATTCAACGTTTCATAGTTAAAAGCATTGACGGTAAGAGCAATGCTTGGCTGTGCCTTACCAACAGACATCTTAACTCGTGTGTTGTTACCATAAACTGAAGTAGTTGAACCGGCTAAACCAGTTAATGAAGCAGCATTTGCCCCTAAATCTTCAGAAACAGTGACAGTGTAAATACCGTCACCGTCATCATTTAAACCACCTGAAGTGATTACTTTGTTGTTGTCGTCCAATAATGCTAACTTGGCTTTTTGTAAGCCAATATATCCACCTTTTGCACCCATTATGTATATTCCTCCTAGTTCGATTTTCTAAATTTAATCGTTTGTATAATATTTTCCGTGTCTGGCGTTATTGCATGGCCACCGATACTAAAAAAGCGATACCCGTTATTGAACATCACTACTTTTAGGCTTTCTTCAATTGTGTTCATGTCCTGATCATAATCAGAAGGATAATAGAACTGAATCTGAACTTCATCATAGGCTTTAACCGCAACGCCGTTGCCGTATAAATATGTATCAACATCTATTTCAGTTACTAAAATGATAGGGGTGTCATCTACCCAGTCGCTATCAGCAATTTTATAAGCGTGAATATTTGAAGAATCTATATTCACCAGAGTTGCTGTGTTTGCTTTTAGCAGCGCCACTACTTTTGAAGCGGGGGTCATTTTTTCACCTTCCTATCAATGGCGTTTTTTACACCGTTAATCATAATTTTTTGAACAGCAGACTTGCTTTCAAGCCGTGTGAGCTCCCAGAAATGAAGCCCCTCTACATGAGAGTGAGTCTGCTTATTTCTATCTTTAACCGTCCACCCGTCATTTAGGAAACGGCCAATATAGGCTTTCTTGCTCTCTTTAGAAAAGCCGTCTTCTACGGTGCCATTCAATGCGTTAATGTGCATGATGAATGCAGAACGCAAGTGAACCGTACCGCCACCGTATACATGAGCACTCTTTGGTATGCGATCATCACTAAGCATTACCGTTTTGAAAGCGTCCGCTGCTTTAGTGTTGATTTTCAGACGCTCTGTAGTGCTCAGTCCAGTCTCAAGGCTGGCCATAAGGTTATCTAACGACTCAGAATCAAGCTCATTAGCCATGAGTTACCACATACTTTCTAACTGTAACCAAGTCATAACTAACGGCTGTACTGTCATCAGATGAAATGCTAACAACGCTGTACAAATCGCCGTCAAACTTAACCTTCATCTGGTCATTGATCTTATCGGTATGCCTTATGACTATAACTGACGTATCTTCAAGTGTAGTATCGGCCACTTCAACCTGTTGAGAAAATGAACGACTGTAGCGCCCTGCATATCGTGAAAATGAAGCTTGAAACACGTCAATAGAATCACCAGTATTAGGGTTAACTTCATCACCCGCCACCATTTCACCAAACTCTGCCCGCTTATTCAGTCGGTTAGCTTTCAGTTGCATCGTCCACCTCCGACTTAATACGATATTTAATACTATTGATAAAGTACAAATAAGCAGGCGGGTAAGCTAATTCACTGTCTGATAGGCCACCACGGTTGTTATAAGTGAAGTCTACCAACGTTCTAACAGCCTGATTGAACAAGGCGTTAGCACGATACACGCTGATATCAATAGAGTCATCTATTTTACTGATGACATCTACTTCAGCCATTGAGATTAGCGTGGCCAGCAAATTATCCTGTTCATCAACAGACAGATATTCTTGCATATCAGCAACGGTCACACCGCTGGTAGTCGCTACAGTCGTTGTAGTGGTTGTTTCTGCTACAGTCGTAGTCTCTGTTGTTTCAGACATTAGCAGCCCTCCTTGCAGTTATAAACTAGGCTGCCGTAGTGGTGGTAGTCGTATTAGTTGAAGCCGCAGTAGTCGTAGTGGTCGTTGATTCTACATCTGAGACGGTTAAGAAGTAACCGGCCTTAGGATCAGCTTGCTGTGCACCAAACCGCATGACAGCACCTAAATATTGACCATAGGTAGGGTTATCAATCCATGACAGTGAAATTTCTTTGCGATCAGGGAAGAGAACGGCACGCTTCAGGTCACCAACAAAGGCTTTTGCTTCACCGTCAGCGCCCAGCAAGCTGTCATTGACAACCTTCACGGGAACACCTAACAAAACGCTGCCTGAAGGTTCTGTAATGCTTTGGTGAAGTAAGTATTGGCCGTTTTTATCTTTCAACGTATCAAGAGCTTGGTACATGCTTTGGCTGGCAACAATCGTGCGCGCATAGCCAGTATCAAGATCAACATTCAAGATATGCTTGATAGTGTCCACTAAGTCACTTGATTCTGCTGAAACCGCCGTGAATGATTGTAATACCGGTGCAATGGCCTTGTTAACCGTGTTGACCTTCTTTTCACCGATAGAGTGGCCAATTAAAGAAGTCAAGTCTACTTGAGCGTCATCAATTGACTCTTCAGAAATTGGTAATGCACCACGGTAAGTAGAAACTGACCAATCAACTTCTTCAAATTCTGGCGCAGCTAGTTCAGGGTTAGTCTTCAATTCTTCAGTTGAAGCTAAGGAATCATCTGCCCGCTTCAAAATTGGATAAGTCCCCTTCTTAGTAGTTACAGGCAACTTAGTAACTAAAGTTGATAAGTCAACAACTGTGTTAACTTCAGACGTAGGATCATAGATAATTGTTTCTGGCACTAACGGTTCGACAACCGTTGACGTCACAGCAGTTGCAGCATCATCTGAAATTTTACGGCCGCGGCTATGTACAAAGTCATTAATGGCAGCCTTTTGCTTTTCCAGATTGCTCTTCTTAGGCGTTAAGTCTTCGCCTTTCTTGTTTAACACTGGTTGTGGTTCAGCGCCGTTGTCCTTGTCGTCTTCAGCTAACTGTTCACGCAGAGCATTGCGTTGTACTTTCGCATTGTGTAATTCGTCCTTGATTACCTTAAAATCTTTCTCATTGAAGCTGTCATCAACTAATGCAGCTTGTAATTGTGCGTTTAAATCACTGCACTTATCACTAATTTGCCGGTATTTTGCTTGTAAATCCATTTATAAATCCTCCTTTAAAATCTCTAGCTTTTGTTGTGTTAAAGACAGCTTTGCACTGTCTTCCTGCTTCTTTTGTTGCTTGTGGTACATGGTCTTCACTTTGTTCATCAGCTTAATTGGTATCTGTGGCACGGCGTTGAACACCGCTTCTTTTGAGTAGTCAATAATTTCATCAACTAAGCCAAGATCAAGAGCGTCCTGCGGTGTTAACCAGCTTTCTTTATCCATTAATTGTAAAAACTCATCAGTAGTACGGCCAGTTTTGGCTGCATAAACCCCAGCAATTGTGCGGTTAGTAGCTTCTAACATGCCTGAGCTTTTATCCATATCATGGTAATCACCGTCTGCGCTTGAAGAAGCATTGTGAATCATCATCTGAGCGGCGGGACTAATCCGAACTGTGTCGCCAGCCATTGCAATGATCGTGGCCGCACTATATGCAGAGCTGCTGATTTTTGTCGTCACCTTGCCATTATAGTCTTTTAACGCCGTATAAATTTGAGCAGCAGGGTCAACTTCGCCACCAAAGCTGTTAATGTCAACGACTACATCACTGCCGTCACTTGGCAAATTATCAATGATGTCTTTAGGTGAAACCACCGTCATACCAATATAGTCACGATAGATGTCAGCGTCATCATCATTTGTGATTACTCCATTGATGTTTAAAACGTTCATTCTTTCTCACCTCCTTTCGATGTTGAAGTAGTCCCCGTTGCCGGTGCTTTAAACTCTGGCAAATTCATCGGTAAATAGCCCTTTGACTTCAAGTAGAACTCAGCTTGCCCTTGATCAATCGCCCCGCTTGTAACCAGTGCATTGACTTGGTTCACAAGCACGGTGTCATTTGCGTCTTGGATAGTCTTGGTGTCAATTGTCAAATCAGGCACCGCAAGCTTGAGCTTTAATTCTTCAACTAGCGGGTAAATGTACGAGTTTAAATTTGAAAGGTACACAGAATTAACCTGAGAAATGTTACTGTGACTACTTTCGGTGGAAGTACCACCACCCAGCACATCACTAGGAACGCCAAACGCTTTAGAAATTTGATCAGCACTAAAGTTTGAGTTCTCCGCAAGCACAGAGAAAACGTCTGTTTTCATTTCATAGGGGCTATATTCCATGCCGTCAGCCAAGACCATGACTCTACCTGCGTTGCTGCCAGCGTTCGCATTCTCAAACTCTTCTCGTGCTGCCTTCAAATCAGTAGCATTGCCGATAAAATTGGATAGTTTCAATGTCCCTGAAGGGGCAATTTGACTATCTAATGCTTTACCATTTGAATGATACGTCTTTTCAGCAATATCAAGCGCACCCTTCAGACTTTCTAGCGGTGAACGCCCTACCAAATACCGATAGCGTGCGTCAGGGCTCAATCTAAAGTGAAGCATTTGTGACTGTGGCAAAATCATTTCTGGCCGGTCATTATTGGCCATAACGGTGTACGTGATACCTTGATTGCCTGAATTGTAATTAATTTGAACATCAGACGGCGGCACGTGTTCCCACTGGTTGCCATTCAGTGGCACATAGGCATTACCTGCTAACAGCAATTGAATAATTACACCTTGCCAAAAAGAAAAGTGTCCAATTAAAGGATTAGGGCGCTCAAGAAGGTCTAAAACCGCTGTATTTTCCGTGCTCAGCTTTGCACTGGCAATGTCACTGGCGATTCGGACTACCACCGCATAAACGTCAGTGTTATTAAAAGCACTGCGTGCGGGTGTATAGCTAATTGGATTGCCAGCGATATTAGTCACAAAGGTGGGCTGCTCACTAGTGCTAGGATAGCTCATGTCATTGCGAATCTTTGGCCGTCTGTAATTGCTTGGTGTCATCAATCCCATTTATCTCACCCCCTTTCATGTGCATAGGCCAAAGCCATTGTGATCAGGGCTAGGCCGGCCACTGTAAGACCAAGAGTGAAATTAATATTAAAGGCTGCTAAGTCAAGAAATGTTAATCCTGCAATGAACAGAATTACAGATAACCAGTTAGCTAAAAAGAAGCTAATAGCTTTCATCACTTTCAGTATCATCACCCCCCAAACATTGCTTTGAAGAAGTCCGCACGCTCACTGTGATTCAAATTATTCAAAGGGTTGTAGCCTTCATCTGGCCTGTAGCCTTTAAAATAATCCATTGCTTGTGAGTATGCGTTGATCAGTGCGTCTGTCGTATCAATGTGCTCACTGACCCAGTTTTGACGGTCAATCTTGATTGCACCACCCCTGTCTTCAACAAGTACAGCGTTGTTCAAGCCGTCTGTCATGAGCGGATCATCAATCATTTTAATATTGCCGTTTATGAACTGTGTCTGAAATTCTTTAGTAGGCACAGACAACTTGTAAGAAGTAGGTGCCAAAGTCAGCAGCGGCCATTCTGGTTGATAATTTTCGACCATTTTAACGAACCAAGCAGCTAAGTTAGGGTCTGCAACTACCGCTTTTATCTTCAACTGGTGCTGAGAAACGTAATCTACCAGCCATTGGTAAACCTGTTGCTGGTTAATCGTCCCAGCAGGGTTTCTAGTGATTTCGCAGAGATGACGTTCAGCAAGTTGCCGATAATTTAACCCGTCCTGTTTTTCTTTAGCACCAATGGACTTAGCGGCCGCAAATGGAATGAAGCTATACTGCTGAGCGTAGAACCGGTTGCTCTTTCCTACCTGGTAAGGGTAAATCAATCCAAAAGACGTATTATCATTGGTCTGGCTTGCGTCAAAACCAACGTATACTTCACGATTGTCAACGTCAAAGCCGTCAATAAGATTGTTCTTGATATTCTCAAGAGAGATGAAGCTATTTTGAAAGCGGCGACTCCATACGTTAAGCGACTTGTTCACGAATGAAGCAAGCTCACCTTCACGCTCTTGCTTATCTCTAAGCTTGATAAGGCCGTCTAACAACTGGTCTTTAAGTTCAGGGTGTCCCAGCAACGGGTTTGACTTCTCCCAGAGCTCAGGACTGAAGACTTCACTATCATTGTCTTGACTATAAATCATCATGAAAGTATCTTCAGCGTCTCTCAGGCTGTCCTGTCGCATTATTTTGCGCATAACGTCCTGATCATTCTTGAATTTGACTTTGACATTAGGATAAGCGGTTGAAATTTCAAGAAAAAGACGGTTACTGATTTTTGACTGTCCTGAAATAATCTGGTTAACACTTTCGTTCATCTTAGGCTGCAAGTTTCCAATTTCATCAAACACAGCAATTAGGTTGTGGTAGCTATCGAATCCCCCTGCCTGTGCTGAACCAATACGAATAGTGTTCTTGTTCTTATGGCCAATTACCTGACGTGTTTGAGCTTCAACGCCTTGCTTTGCAGCGTCTTCTTTGAAGTCAGGTGACTTGAGAATTACTTGAGCTTGCAAAGAAACGTAATCAAAAAGCTTTTTAGCGTGTTCATTGTCATAGCTTGCTACAAGAAAATCTTGAGAGCTGGCCTGTAGGCCAATCACGAAATAACTGAAATTGACCAAGATTGAAGCGAGCCAAGTCTTCCCTTGTTGCCGTGCGATTGAAACAATTCCAGTATGGAATCTGCTACCTTTATGCACAGGATCACGCCAGCCAATTAAGTTATCTAAAATGAAAGACTGCCACGGCATAGGGTTGATTAGCGTATGAATATCTGTAGGGTCAGGAATGGTACGGGCAAAGTATTCAATTGCGTTCACCATGTCCAGATTATAGATATAAGGGAAGTCTTCATCACCCTGACGCAATAAATCGTTCAGGTGGCGAATACAGCCAAGCTGAGTGTCTTGCCCAGTTATGTATGTATCCGTGAAGAGCACGTCATAAGCGTACTGTGTGGCTGCGTCAGGATAGTCTGACAGCAGTGCCTTGTATTTAGGCTCTTCTTCAGCAACGGCTTGTTTGATGTCTTCCACTCCAACATAATCAGACACTGAACTTCACCACCTTCAACGGGGTGCTTTTGGCACTGTCGTCTTCATCATCATGAGTTTCTGCAAGTACCTGTCCACTCCGTGCGTTAAATGAGAGCCCTAAGTCAGCGCCTAGGCTCTTCATAGTCCTTGCAGCAGTTTCAACCGTCACAAGTGCTGGTGAACGTTTTACGGGTATGCCGTCATCATTAGAGATATACTCACCGTATTCTTCAAGCTTCTCTTCAGCACTCCGATAGTGCCCATATTCAGAGCAAAATAACTCTAAACTGGTACGGTCTAACTGCTTCACTTTGTTCAATTTTCTCAGTTCAGGTGCTAAGACTTTCCACAGCGCCCTTCCATACCCGCTTAAGTGGCGCGGGGGTGTCAATTGAATATCATCAAGCCCGCTTTGAATTTTTGAAATTTTCTTATCTTCTTCATGAATCTCTTTATGATAATCACCGTCATGAGTGACTTTGCGCTTTCTTCCTGCATGTTTTTCATTCACTAGTATCACCACCTTGATCAACCTTTTAATTTTCGCAGTTTTGTTTGTTTTTGAGAGTGCTTGTGTGAGCTCTCCCTGAGCTTCATAGGCGGGGGGTGTTTTTCAGTGCTTGTGTGCTAAAATCCACTCTCTGCAGCTCTCTTTGTTCCACTGAGTCGCAACATCTAAATTTGAAATAAAATTTTCATCTCCGTCTTCATAAATGTCTTGCTCAAGCTGTCCTTTCCAATAGTGGCAACTATAGCAGAGCACCCAGAGATTGTTGCTGTCTAATTGCTTGCGCTTGTCTATCCGTCTTGGTGTGATATGGTCTACAACTAGCTTTCCTTTACCAAGAGCAGTATGGCCACAGCATTCACATGTCATGTACGCTCTCTCTTTAGCAACTCTGCTAAGCTTGCGCCATGCCACACTGTGATAGAAAGCATTGGCTTCCTTGTCACGATAGTTGTGGTTGTAATCGTTGCTGAGTTGCTTGCGTTCCCACTTGTTGTAGTGCTGATAAGGTCTAGGCTTGTAACAACTAGCGTGCTTAGCACAGAAAGGATTCTCTTGCTCATAACTCACCAGCTCATTACAACCTGACATGCGACAGACTTTCATTCTCATAACATCACCGGCATAAGTCTACATACACATTAATGTTGTTATCTGTACCGTCATTCGTGTAATCATAGTTTACAGGGTAATTAGCGTTATAGAACGCTTCAGCAATCTGTAACACTTTGAACCGGCTCAGCATTGGTTTGGTTGAACTAAATAGTAAATACTTGGTAGTGAAGTCTAACGCCACATCTGCTACTTCCTTGTTTACTTTATCCCAGTCTTCATCAGTCATAACGTCATAGGCTCTCTTGTGGAATGATAGTGAATCTAGCTTGAGCGGGCTGCCACTAATCTGTGCATAGCTCTCCTTCACTTCACCAAGTACGTCATCTACATTCTCTGCTGTAATTGCTTTAAGGTTCATTACTTGTCAGCTCCTTTGCTGTTGTTGTGTTCTTGTAATTGATTAGCACGCACGGTTAAGAGTACGGCTTGCAATGAGTCTGCATAGTTCGAGCCTGATGTCTTTGACCATGATAAAGCTGTCTTATCTGCAAGTTGACCAATAAACCAAGTCAGTTCTTCATAGGTCAGGTTGCCACCAATTTCAATCTTGAAGTGATTACTGTCTAACTTTCTCATGAGTATATGCGTAGAGTTCTCATTCACAGCAAGTCAGCTCCCTTCTCAGTGGCTGATAGCTCTGTAGTCAGGAACTCTAACAACTTGGCTAAGTCTGAGCGTCTAATCTGCATAGTAACTGTGTCGCCACTCACTGTATCAGTTGTAACCAGTAAGCCATGTGTCTTGTTGATACTGAGCTTGGCCGTCTCACCAAAGCCGTCATGATAAACTAGCATGTTAATCCCTCCATAATTAAAGACAACAAAAAAGCCTAGCGCTTGGCTAGACTAGAATTGCAGAGACTGGAATCGAACCAGTACCATTCTTGTTTATGAAACAAGTAAGCGTCCACCGCTTTGCCCTGCACTAATTAATAGACTGAGAATACATCTATCAGCAACAGTCTTTAACAGCCTTATTTATTAGCTGCGTTTCCACTCAATCCCTTGAGTAACTGTCATAGCTGGTGTGACAGCGCCTTGAGCTTTACAGTAAGCACATAAGTAATGGTCACGCTCTAGGACTCGTTGCCTTAGATGTGACCATTGCCTTGTCCGATAGAAGTTGTATTGCTGACGCTTATCCTCATTACGATAACGTGTAACCGCGTTGCACTTGTGCGTGTACTGTTTGTCATTGCTACGTGCCCAACGTTGCCGACTAGCCAAGTACTCAGCTTCATACTCATAGTGCTGCTGACAATAGTGGTCAGGGAAAGTGACCATCGCATGGCAGTTAGGATAGCGGCATCTTCTTGTCCTTGGTATGTTGCTTTCTCCGTTTCTTTTCCAAACTAAAAGCGCCATGCTTTTTTGCACGACGCTTGTCTTTACACCATTTATCTAAGTGGGCATCCATCTCCGCTTCTTGTGGCGTGACGTAGCCGTATTTGGTTTTAATCAACTTTACCATGAGGTACCTCGTCATCGATCAGCTTAGCTAGCCGTCTCAACTCATCAAAGCTAATTGACATTACTACACTGTCTCCACCAACATCATCGGTAGCCAATAAGAAACCACTTGATGGATTAATTGCCAGGCTTAGTTCCTCACCAAAACCATCTTGATAATTAAAGCTTTTTTGCAT